ACTACAACTACAACTGCAGACCCTAATGTAAATTCATATAGAGTATTTAATTGTGATAATAGTTCTTCATTTGATGTAAGTTATAGTGGAAGTTTGGCACAATTATATACCTATAAATTATCAGGTTCTGGATTTTATAATGGAGAAACGTGTTGGCTTGTTACAGGTTCATTAGATTATAGTGCATCTTATAGTTATGTATATAATCCTACTACTGCTTCGTATTTTGGTTGTGAGAACTGTCAATCTCAAACAACAACTAGTACAACAACTACAACTACTGCAGCACCTACGAGTACAACTACAACTGCTGGTACAACAACTACTACCGCAGGTACTACTACAACAACTACGGCTGGTACAACAACTACCACTGCGGGAACAACAACAACTACAACTGATGGTACTACTACGACAACAACATCGGGTACAACCACAACAACAACTGATGGTACTACAACTACTACGGCTGGGACTACAACAACAACAACTGCAGCACCTACTAGTACCACAACAACAACAAATCCTTAAAAAATAACTACAAACAACTTAATAGTTGTTAAATAATTAAATACACAAATATGAACGCAAAACAAGTATTAAACAAAATCATAGCAACCCTTTCTTTATCAAAGGAAGAAGTTGTGTTAGCATACGCTAAATTAGCAGATGGCACGATTTTAGAATCACCTACCTTTGATGTGGGTGAGGGAGTATCAGTAGTATCAGAAGATGGTACTAAAACTGCAGCTCCAAACGGAGAACATGAAATTGTTCTTAAAGATTCAGAAGGTAACGAAGTTAGAATCAAAGTAACTACTGAAGAAGGTAAGATTGTTGATAGAGCAGATGTAGGTGATGAACCAACTGAGCAAAAATCAGATGAAGTACCTGTTGAAGAATTACCTGAGAGTAAAGTACCTAAAGAGAAATCAGTATATGCTGAAAGTATCGCAGGTGAAGATATCGGTGGTGAATCTACTGATGAAGCAGATGAAACTGCTGAACCTATCACTGAAGATATGGGTAAAGTAATGGAAAAATTACAATATCGTATTGATGAGATGGAAAAGAAAATCCAATCTATGCAGGATAAAATGTATCCTAAAGAAGAAGAAGATGTTCAAATGTCTGATGAGGAAGAAGAACTTCCAAAATTAAATGGTGCTCCAGTAGAGGAGAACCCTTTAGCAAAACCAACAAAAAATAAATTTAGTAAGAAAGTAGAAGCTTCATCGCAGAATTCTTTCCTATCTAGATTATATAAATAATTAACAAAAAAACTTATTAAAAAATGAGAAAAAATCAAAACTTCGCACAACCTACTGTAACTAGTACGTATGCGGGAGAGTTCGCGGGAAAATATATCGCGAGCGCACTTTTATCTGCAACTACGCTAGATAAAAATTATATCACTATCATGCCAAATGTGAAGTACAAATCAGTAATCCAAAAGATTGCGGTTGATTCTATCATAACTGATGCATCATGTGATTTCGCAACTTCAGGTACAGTAGCTCTTACTGAGAGAATACTTACACCTAAAGAATTGCAAGTAAACTTACAATTATGTAAGGCTGAATTTTTAAATTCTTGGGAAGCATTACAATTAGGATATAGTGCATTTGACACTATCCCTGCTACATTCAATGATTTCTTAGTATCTTATGTAGGTGGTAAAGTTGCAGAAGCAACTGAACAATCTATTTGGGGTGGTGTTGCTGCTACTAACGGACAATTCGGTGGTATCTACAACGCATTATCATCTTCAGTAGTTGCTGGTGGAACAAACGCTCCTATCACTGCATCACTTTCTGGTTCAGTTGATTCTTCAAACGTATTAGCTAGATTAAACAATTTAGTTGATGCAATCCCTCAAACTATCTATGGTAAAGAAGATGTATTAATTTACATCCCAACTAACGTAGCTAAAGCATACCAACAAGCATTAGCTGGTGGTGCGCAAGGTGCGAACGGATACAACAACGCCATGAACGTGGGAGAAAAACCAATGAACTTCAATGGTATTGAATTAGCATGGTGTCCAGGTTTAGCATCTTCTGCTATGGTTGCTGCACAAAAATCTAACTTATTCTTCGGAACAGGTTTGATGAGTGATTACAACCTTGTAAAAGTGTTAGATATGGAAGACCTAGATGGTTCACAAAACTTCAGAATTATCATGAGATATACTGCGGCTACACAATATGGTATCGGTTCTGACATCGCTATCTACAAAAATTATTAATTGAGTAAGTAATAGGGAGATTAACCATATCTCCCTTTACTCAAATTAAAAGATGAAAACTAAAATTAAAAATTAAATACTATGGCTTGTAACTTATCAGCAGGACGTAACGAAGTATGTAAGGAATCAGTAGGTGGATTATCAGCAGTTTATTTTGTAAACTTTACTGGTTCACTAGCTAATATAACTGATGGTGAAAGTGATGATTTAATCACCACATTACCAACAGGTCTTACTGCTTACAAATACGACCTTAAAGGAACTAGCGCATATACTGAAACTGTAAATACTTCTAGAGAAAACGGAACTACATTCTTTCAACAAGAATTAACTCTTAATCTTAAGAAACTTACACCTGAAATGACAACACAACTTAAACTTGCTGCTTACGGACGTCCACAAATATTCGTAGCAACAATGAATGGTGATTGTTTATTGATAGGACAACAAGAAGGAGCAGATTTAACTGCAGGAACTTTACAAACTGGAGCAGCAATGGGAGACCTTTATGGTTACTCATTAACGTTTACAGGTATGGAGAAATTCCCAGCATCGTTTATTTCTGGTTCTACTTTTGCTAACCCATTTGCTGGAGTAACAAATGCTCCAACAGTAGTAGCAGGAACGAACAACTAATCAGTATTTCGCTTAAAATATTAGAAGGGATAGGTAAAACTATCCCTTTTTTTTGTGCTTATCACTATAATATGAGATAAGTTTGTTAAATGTATAGATAAACAAACATAATTACAACTTAATGTTAGCATACTATATATCAGGAAGCAATAACTACTCAATGAGAGTATCTCCTACTGGTTCTTCTAACCTAGTATTACAATTGCAAGATATGTACACATTAGTGAATACATCATCTTCAATTAGTGCATCAACTAGACCTTACACATATCAACCATACGAAGGTATCCTAAATTGGACAGCATCTATTGTATCAGCATCAATTGGTGAGCAGTATAGAGCATATATCAATGATGGAACTGCATCTATATGGCATGGTACTATTTCAGTATTTGCATCTCAATCAATAGATAAACCGAGTTATGTAAACCAATTAGGTGTAGAAGAAGTGTATGTAAGTAACGTAACTGATAACGAATATATAATAATGGAATAATATGAAAGGAAAACAAAACTTTTCCGTTGTGAATTTAACACAACAAGAAATACCAATCGTAAGAGAGGATACAAAAACAAGATATACATGGGTACCTGTTGGTATAATAGGACCTGATGATTACTTTCAAAACATAACTGATAGTTTTACTACATCAACAACTAATGCAGCTTGTGTAGAGGGTATATCTGATTTAATATTTGGAAAGGGTTTGTATTCTAAAGATACGGCATTCCAAACTACATTAGATACATTACTTCCACAGGAAGAACTTAAGAGAGGTATCTTTGATTTAAAATTATATGGTAATGCATCATTTCAAGTATATTGGGATGATTCTCACACTAAAATAATTAAAATATATCACATTCCGGTACAAACAATTCGTGCGGAGAAGATATATGATAACCCAAAGGTGCAAAACTACTACTATTGTACTGATTGGAGTGACCAAAAAGCACAAAAGTATAAAAAAATCATACCTGCATTTGGTACATCACGTGAAAAGTGTGAATTACTTTATGTTAAAAACTACACACCAGGTAAATACTATTATAGTTTACCTGATTGGATGAGTGCATTACAATTTTCTTTCGTAGAAGCTGAGTTATCTAACTTACACATGAACAACATTGAGAATGGTTTCTTACCATTAGTAATGATTAATATGAATAGTGGAGTACCTGCACCTGAAGAAAGACAAACAATAGAGAGTTTAATTGAGAATAAGTTTACAGGAACTCGTAATGCTGGTAGATTTATGATATCATTTAACGATAATGTTGAATCAAAACCAACAATTGAAACAATTACTACTGATAATTTGCATGAGAAATACAAATATGTAGCAGATTACGCGCAAGATAGAATATTAGTAGGACATAGAGTAACATCACCATTATTATTTGGTATTCGTACATCAGCGGTTGGATTTAGTTCTCAATCAGAGGAAATGAAAACTGCATTCTCTATTATGCAAACAATGACAATCAATCCATTCCAAAATTTAGTGATAAATGCACTAACTGATGTGTTTGAGCAATCAGGTTATGATAATACTGAATTATTCTTTGAACAATTAACACCATTAGCGATTCTTTCTGAAACTGCTGATGAAACTGGACAAAGTATTAACGAAGTTGAGGATGATATCAATGAGCAAGGTGAAAACCCTGCAACTACTGAAGAAGATGTAGTTATACAACAAAGTAATCCAAACTTCACAAAAGAATTTGAAATATTTAAACAAAAATAACAATGAGCTACGCACTTTTTATAACAAGAAACGATATTATCAAAAATTCACCTTTACAGGGTGCAATTGATGCTGATAGGTTACTACCATTCGTTCGTACTGCGCAAGATAAGTACATGCTTAATTTATTAGGTACTGTGTTGTTTGAATTCTTACAATTGAAGATTACTACTAACACAATTAGTTCATTAGATGCATATTATCAGGATTTAATTAATGACCATATCAAACCTACACTAATATGGTACTCCTGCGTTGAATACATCCCATTTTCGGGCATTCAATTCAAAAGTGAGGGTGCAGTTAAGCACAAATCAGATACGGGGGAAACGCCGTCTAAGAATGAGATTGATTATCTATTAGCAAAAGCTGAAAATAGTGCTGATTTCTATGCAACTAGATTACAAAACTATTTAGTAGCATATTCTAACCAAATACCACAATACCTTGAGAGTGTTGGTAATTTAACACAGGTTTATCCTGATTTTACTAACCAGTACTTCGGAGGTATCCAATTATAATATTATGGGATTAACAGTAGTAAATAAAGTAGGTACAAACTTTTCATTATACTATAATGTTTTAAATTATTTTAAAACAATAATGACAAATCACCCAGCGATTCAATCAGTTAGTCAGGGTGATATATACGATATAGATGTAAATGAATTTCCAGCATACCCATTAGGTAATATATTAATAACTAATGCAACATTTAGTGATTCAGAAACTGTTTATAGATGTCAGCTTACAATTGCTGATAAAATTAAATTAAAGAATAATGAATCAGTTGGTGTTTATAATAAAGAAACTATTCCTTACTTTGGTACGGATGATACCGTTGATATTCATGCAAATACATTAAGTATAATAAATGATTTAACATCTTACACTCAATACGCAGTGGATAATTTTGAAATAAATGCTGATATAAATTGTGAAGCATTTAAAGATAAATTTGAAAATGGTTTAGGTGGATGGGTAGCTACATTTGATTTAACAACTCATAACGATAGACCTAGATGCTTATATAATTTATTAACTTAATAATGAAAGAGTTTAGACAAGTAGCACAGGTATATGCAGAACTAGCTCAATTATATATTGTTAATAGAAGTGTTCCTGCTTATAAAACAGGAAACTTATACGATAGGGTTGGTTTGTATAACACTTATGAGAAGATGGTAACAATAAGACCATCCAAATCAACTACTAAATTCAAATTAGATATTCCTTCAGTTAATCTATCTCTATCATTTGCTCCTCCGGGTGCACGTTATGGAGCAATAGTGCATGAGGGTACAGGATTAGGTAGGAATTCAATACCACGTCCGTTCGCAGAAGAAGCTGCTAACGATAGAGTTATGCAGAAAACCATTAACGATGCTATGAAAGGTATAATAAATGATGAGGTTTTACCACAAATACGTGCTAGAATTGATAAATC